GTCCGTTGATTCCCCAAAAAAGAAACCTTCGGTGAGTGGAAGTTCGTCATCAATAATGACGGCAGCAATTCGGTCCAAATCTTCCTGGGTAAGTTGAACAGGAACACAATTGAATGCTGCCTCCTTCCCTCCTTTTTCCCTGTAAATTTGCTCCATCAAACCGTGGAGGTTTGGGTGTTTTCTCCAGTAAAAGAAATCCTCTGGTTCCTGTGAATTTTCTTCACTTTCTCTCAGAACTTGAACCTCGTTGCCGAAATCAACTGGAGATGAAGGGTTGAAACCCTTTAATCTGTAAGCGAACATGTCTAAGCCCATAATGTGTGTTTTTTATTTGGTTTAAGTTGTTTACATAAAATTTTAGTAGTCAGGACAGGATTCGAACCTGTATGTTTACTCGTTTAGGCAATCAGACGAACAACTCTGAACCACTTAACTTTCAGCGGTCTGCGTCTACCAATTCCGCCACCTGACTATGCTTTGTTTAATTAAAACCTTTTAAAAGTATTAGATTTAAACAACTTTTCATTTTGTAGTTTAGATTCTCTTTTGCAGAGAATAAATATTCTAACAAAAATAAGATCAACAACCACTAATATTGTAAGCCACAAAACAAAATCCCATGTTGAATAAGTATGGAATATTGAATATGCAATTGAACATACAATTAAAAATGTTGTAAGAATTATCCCAATGACTGAGCATAGGATTGGAAAGAAAAAACTTTTCATAAGATTTTTAAAACTTAAAGATTAAAAAAAATTGTCTAAAAAAACTACAGCGCTATGTTTCAGTGGCCTGAAAACTTAAAATATCTCACAAACAAAATGAGATAAAAACCTTTTTTAAGTTTTAAGCCTATGTAGGTGCAATAAGTGATCAGATCTCGTAAACACCCCTCATGCGCTGTAGTTATTTTAGACTTTCAATTATAAATTAATAAGTAACTCTTGATTATTATAGCTATCTATTCTTGATTCTGCTTCTTTTTTAGTTGAGCAGTTTTCTATAAAGTAACCTTTATAGTGCATACACTTGACATTATTAGCATTAATAAATGTCTTATCATGTTGTGCTTCATACTGTACAGGATGAAGTTTCACGGTTCTAAAAGTTTTTATTCTTCCCATAACCAAGAACCAACAGCAACTAAACAGCCCACAAACAAAAAGAAATTCATAACCCAAAGTGGTACAGAATCCATAATGTCATAAAAGGTAATGCTTGTAATTGCAGAGATTGTGAAAGCTAAAAATAAGTCCCAGCTTATAACCATCAAACCTGCAATAATAGGCCATGCAACTATCTGAAGAGGCATTGGCAATTTTTTAATTTCGTTCATAGTTTATGAATTTTTGTTTCTAAAAGATTTTGGAGTTTAGTATGAAAATATTCTGCTTTGTGTCCATTGTATTCAAATGACATAATCAAATCAAATAGCAATAAACAAGGCATTGTGTAGACAATGAATAGTAATACATGCAGTGATGCATAGTATAACGGAGTGATAATGTATCTCATCTTTAAGGTTTTTTTATTATTTCTTCTTTTTTATTAAGTAAACTTTGTAGAAATTCATCTGACGTTGGAACATCATTGTTACAACCCAAATAAGCCGATGTTTTTTTAATAGATTCAACAGTGTGCTCATTTCGTGCTATTTCCATAGCAAGAATATTACATCTCATTAAATCAACATCATCTGTAATGCCCTTTTGAAAAAGAATCCTATACAAAAACATTAATGTAATTACATCTGAAATCAAACTTGTTTTCATTTTTTTTTACACATTATTACAACTTGCCAGTTGGGATTTAATTGTTCTTACACTTAACGGTAGTAAGATTCACCTTGTTAAATTAGTAACTACTTAGAGTAGTTTAACGTACACACCATGAGTATTTAAACTCTGAGGGTTTTAACTTGTGTACTTATTCATTAAATAGTAGCATAACCTTCGTCAAGATTATTTGTTTTTACTATTTAACTAGCCAACCTATGGGTTGTTAATGCCAGGAAGTATCCAACCTGACAAAACTTACTTAAACATAACTCATAGAGCTTCATAAAGTTTGCAACCTTATATGAAGATACTTGGATAAGTAGAAAACACCTACTTGTAAGAACGCTACATTCATTATCCCTATTCTTACTTTAAGGATAACTATCTGGTTTAACTCACCAGCATCTAAGGTTTGTGTTTTACACCTAAACTTTGATATAAGCTCTGTTAGATTTTGCTACCAATGGTACTAACATAAGTTTTACAAAGAACTGGTGCTCTCAACAACTTGAGAAGTTATTAAGTTTTTTGTCAAGGTCTTCCAACCTAGGTGTAAGATAATAAGTATCCTATACTTGCATTGTTTCATCAGCACTTATGCTATGCTAATATAGCCACCTTGGTTTGGGTATAGCTATATATATTCTATTATGTAACGGCAGATTCACTCTTGTTTTAGTTAGTGTTTTTATGGGGGTGTTGCCATCCACAATTTAAAACACTCATAACCAAAAAATTATGAATTTATTTGCACCTAATTGTAGTCCTCTGCTGGTAAACTTGACCTATGTTCAGCTAGCCTAGTCAAGCACGTTATAACGCGTCACTGGACTACAATTAAGGTACATCACCCTCTGCACTCAGTATGCTTATCCTGTATTTCTACATCACGGATAAGTTAAGACACTACACGGTCACATACTGCCTGACCTTGGGAATCAGGAATGGTGCATTATTCCTCTGCACTCAGTTGTAATACCAATCAGTAGCATAGCTTTATTTACTATCTGAAAGGCATAAAGAAGATACACGTTCATCAAAATAGATTCTATTTAAACCAGCATTACCTGTAAATCTATCAAGGTGTTCATAACCAATTAATAAAGGATAACATTGGTTACTTTCTCTCTTCTTTATTTATTACAACTGCTCACCCTTGGGAAGTGAGTTATGGTGCATTACAAAGAAGACTGCACATAGTACTTGAAAGGTCAAGTAACTATGCGCAGTGTCTTTTGGTGTAAAACTGCTTACGCAGTTTGGACGACCTTATAGTAGGTCGTACCATCGGCCCCAACGGGGTGGGTGTTCTTGGTGTCAATCTGAAGACCGGGAACCTCCATCCCAACTTTTAGTTTTGCTTGCAAACCTAAAATGGAGGGGTGAGTGGGTTTCAAACCTTGACCGGTAATTGGATCGGTTAAGGGGAGAATCCCAATTTTTAGGTCGGCAGGTTGGGTGCGAATCCCAACATGGAAACCTAAAATGTCTGCCTTGGCTTGTGCCATAGGGGCAGAGGAGAGCAACATATGGACATTTCCTGTCTCATTGGTGACTCTAAATTTAAGAAAATAAACTGGATTGGCCACGGCAATAGGGTTTAGAGGTTAAGTTTATCCGGGGGGCCAACCCCGGTCAAATTGTAGCCGGGGAGCGGTTCAATAGCACCCCCACACAATGCACTAAATAAAAAACTTTCAGTTACAGTGCCATCTGGAGGGGGGGTATATTTCCCACCTAAATGGATGGGGGGTAGTAAATTTGGGGAGTATAAAAAAAATTTGGTATATTATAATATGGACAAACATATTGAATTTGAAAAGAAGCTTGAAAAAGCTTATTATAGCACTTATAGAATCATTACTAATAAGGTAAGCTTCACAGATCTATTAGATGAAGATACTAATAAGGGGAATGTGACACTTTTAGTTCATGACCCGGATAAGGAAATAAGTGAGAATACTATAAAGGATGTGATTGAATACTATGAGGGTTTAGAGGAATATGAAAGGTGTGCCGAGTTATTGGAGGCATTAAATAAAAAAATAAATACATAAACATTTTTTATTTAACTTTATTTGGTATATTTGCATTAATTAAACCAAATAAAAAATGGAAAACAACTTAGAACAACAAAATGCCACGCAACTTTCAAAGGAGGAAATTGCCAAAAGGCGGGAAGAGATCTCAGAGTTTTATTCTTCTAATATAAAACATTTGGAGATTCAGGTTAAATACGAATCTTTACTCACTGAAATTGAGGAGCTTAGAGCAAAACGGGCACGAGCTCAAATGTTTATTGCCCAGGTTTTTGCTGAGAATAACCCTGAAGATGGCCAGGATCCATCTGAAAATGAGGAATTGGAAGAGGCACCCCGTAGACAGTTAAAGAGAGATTAAGTATGAAGATGCTAAAAAAGGGGGATAAGGGAGAGGAAGTAAGAAAGCTACAGCAGATACTGGGCTTAAAGGCAGATGGTGTATTTGGTGATGTAACTAGGGCTGCTGTTGTAAACTATCAGCTGCACCATGAAATTTTTCCGGATGGTGTTGTTGGAAATACCACATGGACACTTCTTTTGTCAAAGGGGGGTTTTATGGAGGCTATTGATAAAGACACAGATCTATCTGCTAACTATTATGCAAACAATTATGAGCAATTAATACATAAGTATTATATGCCTAAAAATGAGTATGTTAATGATAATGTGCCTAAAGAATACGCTATTCTTCATCACACGGCCGGCAATGATAACCCATATTTCACGATTGACATGTGGGCAAAAGACACCAGAGGGCGTGTGGGTACTGAGTTTGTTTTAGGGGGTCAGAATCATGTCACAAGCTCAGACAAAAATGATGGAATTATGGTGCAGGCTTTTCCGACTGGTAATAATGCTTGGCACATAGGTAACTCAGGATCAGGGTATATGAATCGCAGGGCTGTGGGTTTAGAAATCTGTTCAATGGGGAATTTAGATGCCAAATTTAAAACCTATGTCAAAAGTACTGCAGCGCCTGAGCAGGTTATTAAGCTAGACACCCCGTTTAAGGGATTTGTGAATTGGCATAGATATTCTGATAAACAGATTGATGCTGTATCTAAATGGTTAAGATTTATTGGTGAAAGAGATGGGATTGATTTGAGAGCTGGTTTGTATCAATGGATTAAAACCCAGGGTGTCAATAAAGCTTTTGATTACCAAGATGATGCTTATTACGGTAAGGTTAAAGGTTTGTTGTCTCACACTAATATAAGGAGGGACAAGATGGATGTTTACCCGGATCCTAGGCTTATTGATGTTATAATGAGTTTGTAATATGATTGTACAAAAAATTGAAAAAAAGGTTCAGACAACATCTGAAAATGCTGTGAAATATCAGATTTTCACATATTGTTTTTTCAATTCAATTCATGTCACGGAAGCTGAATTGGATTGTTTGACACAACTTGCTTTAAACCAAGATGTGGAACTGACTAAATTTTGCAGCACTGTTTTTAATATGAAGATTTTCAAAAGTGAGCAATCCGTTAGAAACGCTTTGGCTAAAGCTCATGCTAAGAATCTTATAACCAAACATGGGAAAAACAAAAAGACAATAAGGATTAATGACGATATGCAGATTACAGCTTCAGGTAATATTTTTTTAGACTTTAAAATACTTGGTAGTGAACCCCAAAAAGTATAAAGATTTTGAAAAAGATATTGCTGAAGAAGTGGGAGTACATTCTAAAGTTGTCTCAGATTTTATAGATTTTTTTTATGCAGAGGTTAGAAAAAACTTAAGTGGTTTAACTAGCACCAGAGTTTATATTGAAGGTCTTGGCACATTTGTAATACGAAAACAAAAACTAGAAAAAACAATTAAAAGAAACAAAGATATCCTGGGCAATCTTGCTAAAAGCACATATCATGGTTATGAAAAAACAGTGGCGGTAAAAGAAAAAATTGAACAGCTTGAAAAAATAAATGCCGAGTATGAGGAGATTTTAGAAGATAAAAGAAAATTCAAAAAGGAAAAATATTCAAAAGATAAACTATGAGCTTAAAAAATTTTTTAGGGGCTTTTGCAAATAGCACTCAGATACTTGAGGGGATTAAAAATAATATCTTTAAGAAGGAGCACATAGAGGCGGAAGCTGCTTTAAGATGGTCTATATGTAAAACGTGTGACCGGCTTGATACTACAGGTTCAAAGTGTGTTATGTATGGAACCCAGCCCTGTTGTGGGGAATGTGGGTGCAGTTTAGAATTTAAAACCCGGGCTTTATCTTCTAGTTGCCCACTTGATAAGTGGAAAGCTGTCATGGATGAGCAAACCGAACAAACACTTAAAACAAATATTAACTATGAAGATTGAAATTTTTGAATCCGAGATTGAATCTATTAAAAGCAATGCTGAATTGGGTAAATATGTTAGATCTAAAATGTTAGTTGCTAAAGCAATTAACAGTGAAGATTTTTTTATTGATAATTTTATGGACTTGGTAAAAGATAATAATGCTTTTGACGAGGAAGTTTCTATTGAAAACATATTGCCTGAAGAAGAGAATGAAGTACAAATATTAGATAATCTTTCTGTATCAGCTTCTTTACCTGTGGAATGGGTGTCAAGTGTAACTGGAAATATAAAAATTAAATACTAAAATATGGCGCTTACTTTTAGTGAAGATGGGCATAAATACAAAAGTGTTCAAAATGATGATATAAATTGGATTAGTGTCACATCCTTTATTGGGATGTTTAAACCCAAGTTTGATTCAGCAGCTGCAGCAAAAAAAGCAGCCGGAAACAAAAAATCTAAGTGGTATGGAATGACAGAAGCTGAGATTATAGCTGCTTGGGAAGGAGAAACCCAAAGGGCTATCACATTAGGTAATTGGTATCATCATCAAAGAGAATCAGATATGTCTGAGTTTGAGTATATCAGTAAAGATGGTTTTGATCTTCCTATCATAAAGCCAATTGTTGAAAATGGAATTAAGATTTCTTCAGATCAAAGATTATCGGATGGTATTTATCCTGAACATTTGGTTTATTTGAAATCTGTTGGTATTTGTGGTCAGGCTGATTTAGTTGAGATATTTAACAATACAGTTAACATCACGGATTATAAAACAAACAAAGAAATTAAAGAAACAAGTTTTACAAATTGGGAGGGTGTATCTGAAAAAATGCAACCGCCTCTCTCTCATTTAGATAATTGCAATCTCAATCATTATAATTTACAATTGAGTATTTATGCGTATATTATAAAGAAGCACAACCCGAGATTAAACGTTGGAAAGCTCACGCTTCAACATGTAAAATTTGTGCAACTTGGAAATGATAAAAATGGATACCCTATAATTGAACATGTTAATGGTGAACCTGTAATTGAGGATATTGTTTTTTATGATCTCCCTTATTTAAAGGATGAAGTTAATACATTAATGCATTGGATAAAAGATAAAAAATGATAATAAGATTATTTGATATACAAAACGGAAAGACAATTCCAACAGAACATTGCTATGCAATCAGTTCTTTAAAAGCAATCATGGACAATTACCCGGATACATATATGTCCGTTTATCAGTATTTATTTTACATGACCTGCCCAAATCCAGATATGAATCCTTTCTTTAATGTCTCAGAAGTGGAAAAGGAAGATTTGATAATTGATGAGGTTAAATTGCAAGAATCTGTTGAGGATGATGCAATTGTATATGCTCTTTTGATATGTAAAAAACTTTATGAAACACCAACATACAGAGCATACAAAGGAATTAAATCAATGCTTGATAGACTTGCAAAGTATATGGAAACAACAGCTATTGAGCATGGTCGTGATGGTAATATTAATTCTTTAGTTAATGCAGCAGCTAAGTTTGAACAGATAAGACAATCATACAAAGGTGCTTTTAATGACATGGTTCAAGAACAAGAGAGTCATGTAAGAGGTGGTCAAGGTTTAGCATATGATCAAATATAATGGCCTATTTAAATCATAATCTCCCGCTCACTCCTTGCTTTATTCGCAATGAGTTTTTATTCAATCATGAACGAGGTCATGGTGAATATACTGTAGCAAATTTACATACTGTAGCATCAATAGAGGGTATGGTCCCTTTGTTTGAGGCTTTTTTAGAGAATGGGGTGAACTGGACTCGTAGGCCCATTCATGCTTTTTGTTGGAAAACAGATGCAGAGGTTTTACCACTAACAGAACATGTTTATTGGGATAGCTTTAGCCCGTATATTGATGTTCAAGTAAGAGCTAGACTTTATCCATTAAGCGCGGAACTAATTTCAATTAGTGGGGTTAAAAGATTGGGTGTGTATATGTTCACTCTTGATTGGTCGCATGAGAATAAATCAATGCTGGACACAAATTTTTCTGAAACATATGAGCATAAGTGTGGCCATGTTTTTAAAATGGACAACGGTAATTATTTTATTTACCCCAATAATAGAATTATTTGGATTGATAAAGCTTATACATTTGTCAGAATCAACAATAATCCTGGTTATAGAATTGATAGAAATATTTATACTGTAGATTCTAATCGCGGTTATTACACTGATGACAATTACTTAACAGATTTTAAAAAGCAGTTATGATTTTATTTAAAACGTTAATTGACAAATCAGCCGGTAAGGGGTTAGGTTTATTTGCTGCTGAATTTATTCCAAAAGATTCATTGGTTTATGAAAATAGTATACAAAAAATTAAAAAATATGATACTGAAGCCCTTAGTGCTTTTTCAAGTTTTTATATGGATACTTACACTTGGGTTGTTGGTGACAATGTTCATCATTGCATTGATGATACTATGTATATTAATCATGCTGATGATCCTACTGTAGATGGCGCCACTGGAAAAGCTTTAAGAGATATAAATCCCGGAGAAGAAATTACAGAAAACTATTCAACTTTTGACCCCTCTTATGATACTTACAAACATTTATTAAAACCCTAACGATGAATAAAAATATAGAGTTAATTTTTTGTTATTGGGATGACTGTTTGTTTATTAATGAAATAAATAAAAAAAAATATAAAAAAATAAAAGATGAAAAACCAAAAGATAATTCCGATAGGGAAAAAAATACTGATACTGGAAAAAAAACCTGAACAATTTTTTCCAGGCACTACTATTATTATACCAGACAGCGCCAAAGAAAAAACCTGTCAAGGTTATGTTGTTGGAGTTGGTAAAGAAATTTCTGATATTAATGTTGGGGAGTTGGTTCAGTATGTAGATTACGCAAATGCCCAAGAAATGTATCATAATGGTGAAAAGCATTTGTTAATTTCTCACAATGATATTTTAGCTGTGATAGTGGGTGAGTAGAATTATACCAACATATGAAGATAAAAAATGGACCGTTACAGAATTTGACACGGATCAGGAGTTTATTGATTTTTTAATTTCTATTTTTAAAATTCCTGGGGAATATCAATTTGATGAGACATCTTCAGATTTTAATCAACAATCTAGAAACTTTGAAGAGCAAGGTTTTTATTGCGCATCACCATTTAGGTCTAAAGATTTTAATACTTATTGGGATGATCAAAAAGAAAAATGTAGAAAAGGTGTAATTTTTAAAAATGGTGATCGCGTGTGGTATCTAACTAGAGATTACTACATGTGGCTTAATTTTCTTCCGATATATGATAAAGAGGAAAAGAAATATGGGTTTGCTAAAGTCAGAGATGCTCAGTATCATATGGCTTTATATGAGTTGCTGGCGGAACTTAATTTTAAGCATGTTGCAATTTTAAAAAAACGTCAGATTGCTTCTTCTTACTTTCATATGGGTAAGATTATAAATACATATTGGTTTGAAGAAGGTAGTGTGTGTAAGATTGGTGCTAGTTTAAAGGACTATATAAATGATAAAGGTTCTTGGAAATTTTTAGATGAATATAAAGATTTTCTTAATCAGCATACAGCTTGGTACAGACCAAGCAATCCAGAAAAAGTTCTCTTATGGCAACAGCAAATTGAGGTTAGAGTTGGAAATAGAAAAACCACAAAAGGTTTAAAATCTAAAATACAAGGTACTTCATTTGAAAAAAGTCCTACCACAGGCGTCGGTGGACCAACTACATACTTTTTTCATGAAGAGGCCGGCATTGCTCCAAAAATGATGGAGACGTATGAGTATTTAAGGCCGGCTATGTCATCCGGACAACTTACCACGGGTATGTTTATTGCAGCGGGTTCTGTTGGTGACTTAGAGCAATGCAAACCTCTTAAGGATATGATATTAAATCCCACTAATAATGATATATACGCTGTGGAAACAGATCTTTTAGATGGAGATAATACTGTTGGATTAGCCGGTTTATTTATACCTGAACAATGGTCAATGCCGCCGTTTATTGATGCCTACGGTAACTCATTAGTTTCAGAAGCATTAGTGAGTATTTATAACCAGAGAGCAAAATGGAAGACAGAATTAAATCCTGAACAGTATCAACTTAGGATATCACAGTCCCCCACTAATATTGCGGAAGCATTTGCTTATAGAAAGGAATCTATATTTCCTCAAGGTCTTATTTCTAAACATCTTAAAAAGATAGAAGAAAAGCATTTTCCTTATGAATGTATTGAACTAGAAAGAACAGCAGAAGGTATTGTTGCAAAGAGAACTAGTAAACTACCAATATCTCAATTTCCCATTGATAAACAAACAACAGACAAATCTGGGGTTTTAGTTGTTTGGGAAAGGCCAACAAAGAATCCTGGGTTTTTAAACTACTATGCTTCTATTGACCCTGTTTCTGAAGGTAAAACAACCACCTCTGATTCTTTGTGCAGCATTTATGTTTATAAATCTGCCACAGAAGTTAAACGTGAAACTCCAGATGGGTATGAATCTTTTATAGAAAAAGATAAAATTGTTGCCGCTTGGTGTGGTCGTTATGATGACATTAACAAAACACATGAGCAATTAGAAAAAATCATAGAATGGTATAACGCTTGGACTGTAGTAGAAAACAACATCTCTCTTTTTATTCAGTACATGATATCAAAAAGAAAACAAAGATACCTTGTTCCAAAACAACAAATTTTATTTCTAAAAGACTTAGGTTCAAATACCACAGTTTATCAGGAGTATGGTTGGAAAAATACAGGAACTTTGTTTAAAAGCCATCTTATTTCTTATGCAATTGAGTTTTTAAGGGAAGAGATTGACAAAGAACTTGACTCCGAAGGAAACACATTAAGTGTAGAGTTTGGAATTGAAAGGATCCCAGATCCGATGTTATTAAAAGAGATGCTAGCATATCAGCCTGGTGTAAACGTTGACCGGTTAGTTTCTTTTGCCGCTTTAGTTGCATTTGCTAAAATACAGCAGTCTAATAGAGGATTTGCTAAAAGAAATGAAGAAGATAGCACAAAGAACTTGGAAAATCAAAAAAATTTGTATAAATTAAAGTATAGTCCGTTTAAAAATTTAGAACGCCGGGGGTCTTTGATTTCAGGTAAAGTTTCTAGAGCGGCTTTTAAAAATCTTAAATAATGAAACTATACAACGCACTAGATTTAAAAAAAGGAGCTAAAGCAGAGGGTTACCAGGCTACATCAAGCCTTACACAACCGGTTCAATTTTTACCACAAAAAGATAAAGATGATGATTGGGCAGCTTGGAATATAGATTGGTTAGAAATACAAGGTGTTGAATTTTTAAGAGTGAATGCTAGAAAGTTACTTAAAAACTATAAACTTGCCAAGGGGATCATAGATAAAACAGATTACATTGTTTCTGATGATAATGACTACGCTGATATGCTTGACGTTTTAACCAAAGAAAACGAATCAGCATTAGAACTTAAATTCTATCCAATTATTCCAAACGTAATTAATGTACTTTGTGGAGAGTTTTCTAAAAGATATAATGGTATTCAATTTAGAGCTGTTGATGACACCTCTTATAATGAGATGCTTGAACAAAAAAGGGCTCTTATTGAACAGAATTTATTAGCTGATGCAGAGTCAAAACTTATTGCTAAAATGATTGAAATGGGATTGGATCCTCAAAGTGAGGAAGCTCAAAAATCATTAGCTCCAGAAAATATTAAGTCTCTTCCAGAAATTGAAGACTTTTTTAGGAAAGATTATAGATCTTTAGTAGAGGAATGGGCAAGTCATCAGTATAAAGTTGATGAAGAAAGATTTAAAATGCAAGAATTAGAGGAGAGGGCTTTTAGAGATATGCTCATCACGGATAGAGAATTTTGGCATTTTAAGATGCTTGAAGATGACTATGATGTTGAGTTATGGAATCCAGTACTTACATTTTATCATAAATCTCCGGATAGTAGATATATATCAGAGGGAAATTTTGTTGGTAAAATTGACTTAATGACAGCCGCGGATGTTGTTGACAAATATGGTTATTTAATGACAGAAGAACAATTAGTGTCTCTTCAGAATATTTACCCTGCTAAATCAGCATTGTATCAAGTAAATGGATACCAAAATGATGGCAGTTATTATGATGCTACTAAGTCGCATGAGTGGAATACAAATTCTCCAGGTCTTGACTATAGACGTTTTGTTAGTAATTGGACTAATGATCCAGCTATTGGCGGGGATATTTTAAGTTCTATTTTAAAAGAGGGGGATGATATTTCAACTTGGGGTGAAAGATATTTAATGAGAGTCTGCACAACTTACTGGAAAACACAAAGAAAATTAGGTCATTTAACTAAAATAACTTCAGAAGGTGAGGTAATTCAAGAAATTATTGATGAAACATTTAAGGTTACAGAAAAGCCTATATACGATACATCAATGTTTAAAAACAAAACAAAAGAAAATCTTATTGAGGGAGAACATATTGAATGGATTTGGATTAATGAAGTTTGGGGTGGTGTTAAAATTGGACCAAACCTTCCAGCTTTTTGGAGATCAAATGTATCTAATAATATCAACCCAATTTATTTGGGTATAAATAGAAAAAAACCAGGCAGAATTCCTTTTCAATTTAAAGGCAGTCAAACTTTGTATGGATGCAAATTACCGGTTGAGGGTCGTGTGTTCTCTGATAGAAATACAAAATCAACATCTTTAGTTGATTTAATGAAAGCTTATCAGATTGGTTATAATATGGTTAACAATCAAATTGCCGATATATTGGTGGATGAGCTTGGCACAGTTATTATGTTTGATCAAAATGCTCTTCCTAGACATTCTATGGGAGAGGATTGGGGAAAGGGTAATTATGCTAAGGCATTTGTAGCCATGAAAAATTTTCAGATGCTTCCTTTAGATACTAGCATTACTAACACCGAAAACCCTTTATCTTTTCAGCATTATCAAACTTTGAATCTTGAACAAACAAATAGATTAATGACAAGAATTCAGCTTTCTAATTATTTTAAACAACAGGCTTTTGATTCAATTGGAATTAATCCGCAAAGACTTGGCGCTCCAATTGGACAAGAAACTGCCACTGGTGTTACACAAGCCTTAAATCAATCTTACGCTCAAACAGAAATTTACTTTAATCAGCACTCTGATTATTTGATGCCTCGTGTTCATCAGATGAGAACGGATTTAGCACAGTTTTATCAAAGTTCAAATCCAAGTGTTAGGCTTAGTTATATAACAAGTGAAGCGGAAAAAGTTAATTTTACTATTAATGGTACAAAGCTTTTGCTTAGAGATTTTAACATTTTTGCTACAACAAAAACCAATCACAGAGCTGTTTTAGAGCAACTTAAACAACTTGCAATTCAAAATAATACAGCCGGCGCCTCTATTTATGATCTCGGTAATATTATTAAATCTGAATCAATGGCTGAAATTACATCTGCCCTTAAGAGTTCTGAGGAAAAACAAAATGAAATTAGAGAGAGGGCAATGGAAAACCAAAGGCAGATGCAAGAACAACAACTTCAGGCTCGTGCACAGGAGAATCAAGAGAAAATAAATTTTGAAATCACTGAAAATGAGAAGAATAGGCAAAAAGATATTTTAATTGCTGAAATTAGATCTGCTGCCTTTGGTTCTGGCCAAGATGTTAATAAGAATATGATTTCAGATTATAAAGATGCAATGACTGATATACGTAAGACAACAGAGTATCAGGAGCAGATGAACTTTAAAAGAGAAGAGAATGCCGTTAAAAGTAGTATTGAAAGAGACAAACTTAATGTTGAAAAAGAAAGATTAAACACACAACGGGAAGTTGCTCAAACTCAGCTTGAGATAGCTAGAGAAAATAAAAATAAGTATGATAAAGGAGTGAAGAAAAATGATTAAAGTTTAAAGTAAAAATTATTTTTGATTATAGCCATATGATGTAAAATATTTCATTTCAAAAAAATTTTATAGGTTTAATTTAAAAATAATTTTATATATTATATACATAACCAACAAACCAAAAAAATATGAGTACACAACAAAACGTGCAAACTAAAGTGGAAGTTCTTGATCTAGACATTGATCAACTTTTTGGAGGAGCCGCCTCTGCGGATAGCATCACTGTTCCAGAGTCTGGTTCAGAGAAAAAAGCAGTTAATATTTTTTCTAAATCAAAACCTGTGGATTTTTCATTCACCGAAGATTCTGATGATGATAAAGATGATATTAAAGATAAAGTGGTTGATAATAAACCTGATGAAAATAAAGATAAAACTCCAGTAGCTACCATAGAAGATTTAGAAAATTTATCTGATGATGAGAAAATTGAAACAAGGGGGAGGAAGAAAATTGAGGGGATGTCAGATCTTTTTAATAAACTAATTAAAGAACAAAAACTTGTTCCTTTTGATGATGATAAACCTTTTGATGAATACACAATAAAAGATTGGGAAGAACTGATTGAAGCTAATTTGGAAGAAAAGGCTAATCAGACTCGAATGGAAACTCCTAAACAATTTTTTGAGTCTTTGCCTGAAGAATTGCAAATTGCTGCTCGTTATGTAGCAAACGGTGGCTCTGATCTTAAAGGTTTATTTCAGACACTAGCTTATGTTGAAGAAACTAGAGAGCTTGATGTTAAAGATGAAAAGGATCAAGAGACAATAATTAGAAATTATTTACATTTCACCGGTTATGGTACACAAGATGAAATTGAGGAGGAGATTGAAGTTTGGAAAGATCTTGGTAAACTTGAAGCACAAGCTAATAAGTTTAAGCCAAAATTGGACAAAATGCAAGAAGAAGTTGTAGCTCAAAAACTTCAAGAACAAGAACTTAGACGTAGGCAACAAGAAAATGCATCTCGTAAATATGCTCATAATGTTTATGAAACTTTAAAAGATGGTCAACTTGGTGAAATTAAATTAGATAAAAAGACACAAAATATGCTTTTTGCAGGTTTAGTTGAACCAAACTATCCTTCTGTTAGTGGTAGAAATACAAATCTTTTGGGGCATCTTTTAGAGAAGTATCAATTTGTTGAACCAAATTACGCTTTAATTTCAGAGGCACTTTGGTTGCTATCTGATCCTGATGGTTATAAATCTAAAATCATGGAAAAAGGATCTCAAAAAGCTGTGGAAGCAACTGTTAGAAAACTAAAAATTGAACAAGCAAACAATAGTGCAAATTCTACAGGAGTATATGACAATGAAGAACCAAACAGTAAAAGAAAAATACAAAGACAAAATAACATTTTTAAACGCTTTTAACCTTTAACAATTAAAAAAAATAAATTATGGCAACACCAGTTTTAAACAATGGAATCTTCCTGAGAGATACTAACTACAAGGCTAGTTCTCACGTTGATTCATATCACCTAACTCAAATGTTGGGTAGCGCAGAACCTATGGACATGGGTCCTGTTGATTTGTGGGCAATGACACAAAAAGTTGAAATGCCCTTGTACCAAATGGCTTCTTTTGGTGGCAAAAATACTATTTTGGTAGACAATGCCCGTGGAGAATACAAATGGCAAACTCCTATTGCACAGGATCTTCCTTTTATTGTTTTGGATCTTGATCCAGCTAACACTACAAAAGGTGTTGATGGTACTACTTTTACTATCAAATTGTCTAAGAGATCTTTTGGTCATGGTGATATTATCACTTATGATAAGTACAATGGTTTGGAATTGTATATTACCGCAGCAGATATTATTTCTGCAGGTGATGGTTTTATTTACACTGTTCAGCTGGTAAATAACAATAACTCCGCAGTACTTGCAAATAAATATCTTGCTCCTGGCACTAAGTTCTTCCGTAAGGGTTCCGCCCGTGGTGAGTATGGTGAGCGTTTTTCTGACATGGAAACAGGTTCAGGATTTCGTGAGTTCTACAACTTTGTAGGAGGAGCTGAAGCTCACGTTCATTATTCAATTTCTAGCCGCGCAGATTTGATGATCAAAGGTGGTTTGAATGCTGATGGAACTGTACCAGTAACTGAAATTTGGAGGAACTTTAACCAAGATCAAAACAATCCTTCAGTATCTTCAATTGAAGAACTTGTTGCTGCTATGGGTAAATCTGGCGCAAGGCAGGCTTTTGAAAGCGGTCAATTGTCAAGAACTTTTATTACTAACCTTGAAGCTGCTCACCTTAGCAAAATTGCAAACGACATTGAAACTTACTTGATGTGGGGTAAAGGTGGTAGAGTTAAGCAAGATGGTCCAGATGATATTCGTCTGTCTGTAGGTTTGTGGAGTCAGCTTGACAATTCATTTAAGAGAGTGTACAACAAATCTTCATTTTCTCTTGATATGTTCAAATCTGAACTTTACAACTTTTATCAAGGTAAAGTTGAATTCAAAGGTCCGGATCCTCAACGCAAGCTTGTTGTTCAAACCGGTATTGGCGGTATGCAAATGATTAATAAAGCAATTGCTGATGAAGTTTATGGTTCTGGTTTGGTTCAGAATGCTTCTGAAATTGGAGCTGTTAATGGTAAAGGCATGGATCTTGATTTTGGATTTGCTTATACCAGCTTTACAATTCCGTTTTTGGCAAATGTTAAGTTTGTTCTTAACCCTGCATTTGATAACTTGCATACAAACGATGTTGAAAATCCATTGATTGACGGCCGCCCTTTGAGCTCTTATAGCTTCATCATCTTTGATGTCACTGAAAATGGTAATGATAACATTTATCTTTTGAAACTTAGCTGGGATAATCAACTGAAGTGGTTCTATCAAAATGGTACTATGGACTATATGGGTAGAAGTCAAGGCTTTGCAAGCTCCGGTCAATTCAACGGATACCGTGTGTACATGAGCCAAACAATGCCTGCTATTTGGGTTAAAGACCCAACCAAGGTTCTTAAAATTGTAATGAGAAACCCAGTTACGGGAGGTTCGTTCTAAAATTTGTAAATCAAAAGAGGGGAGGTCTGAGTGCCTCCCCACTTTTTTTGTTTAACAATTTAATTTAAAAAAATTATGTCAATTTATAAAAAAGGACCTTTTAAATACATTTGGGAGTTTACAAATGTAACTATTGAAAAATTTATTGATGCAATTGTTGCAGCCGGTCTTTTTAAAAGGTCGGAATTTGGTACTGAGGCTTTTGCTGATGTCCAAAGCACCTTAGTTGCCAGATCTTATGCTAATAACGCAGCAGCAGTGACTGCTGGTTTGGCTGTTGGGGATTTGTATCTTAACACTACTACAAAAGCTGTTACTGTAGTAACAGCATAAACTCAAAAAACTTTTGCCGGGAAACCGGCATTAGATTATAAAAAATGTACATAATTATGTACTTTTGAGTTATAATTTAAAACCTAAACCAAAACATTATGAATGATTACACAATTGTAGAAAAGTATCAACAAAACAAAAGCAAAACTATTGCAATCCGCCCATACTTTGATTCTAATAAACAGAACATGGGTTTAGAAAATTATGGAATGGCTCTGTATGATGGTGTTTGGCACCAAGAGTCTTTAGCTTGTTTGGAATTAAATGGTGTTAAAAGATATGTGACAGGCTTAAATGAGTTTGCTCCAGAAGTAAAAAAACTACCTGCTGTAGAAAAAGCTGCAAAGATTAAAGAGATTAGAAAGGTGGTTGCTCAGTTAGAAGCTGAACTTGCTGCAAATGTAATTGACCCAGAAGACAAAGATTTTTGGAATAAAGTCACTCTACTTAAACCAGATAATGATAAATTTTGGTCTAAAATTTCATTACGTTGTGGCAATGACCCAGTTTATTTAGACCCAGAAACAGATCCCTATGATCTTATAAAGCTGTATGCTATAAATGCTGGTGGTTTTAGTATTGTTGCAAAATCGCTTAAAGAGGCAAAATCTTCTTCAGATTCACCTAAGTTTTATTTAGATCAATTGCAAGAAACTGTTAACACAAGGACTGAACTTAGTAAAATTAGAAACAGAGCAATTGCAGAGCTTCAAAAGCTTTATGATACTAATACAAATAAACTTATGTATGTTGCTAAAGTTGTTGATATTAATAGTACGCAATATACTAAGTCAACACCGAATGATATTTTGTATGAGAACATGGACTTGTTTATTAATGGGGAAGGATCTGAAACTAATAAAATTAGGGCGGCTAAACAGTTTTTAGATACATCAGAATCTTCAATGGAGGATTTGAAAATTAGAGCTTTAGTTAAAGATTCAATATTTTATAGATTTATTGTGCCAAAAGCAAACGGTTGGATTGAAACTTTTGACGGCACTCAAAAGCTGGGTAAAAACCCATCTGAAGTAGTTGAATTTTTAAAGGATCCAATTAATGAAGAAATTCTAACATCTTTGTTAAATAAAATTGAAACATATTGGGTAATTTAATTATATGAATAATCAGATTCTACGTTTGAAATTAAAGCAAAGACTTAACAAGCTTTCTAGTAATGACTATGACAATATAGAAAACTGGCAGATTATTGAGGCTTTTAATAAAGCTCAAGTAGAATGGGTTAGACGTATGCTTCACGGAAATAATTTATACAAAGAAGGGGATGAATATTCTAAGAGGAGAATTGATGATTTACAAATTTTACTAACTGAATTTAATTTAACTGGAACTTCTAACGGTAAATATTTTGAAAGTACTAATTTTCCTCCCGCGGATTATTTGGAATATAAAAGATTGACCACCGATGCTTTTACTGAGTGTTGTGAAAAACCTAGGTCAATGACTGTTTATCTTGTGGAAGAGGCTAATATTAGTTTATATTTAAGGGATCCATTGAAAAGGCCGGACTTTGATTGGAGTGAAACTATTGCCACTTTGATTAACAATAAAGTTAGGATTTATGTTAGAGATTTTAATGTTTCAAACTCAGTTTTAACTTACTATAGACAACCTGTAAAAATTCAATTTGCTGGTTCTTTAAATCCTTACACAGGAGTTGTTTCTACCACTGATGTTATATGTGAGTTTAAAGATGATATTACAGAAGTTATTCTTGATGATACAGCTGCCATCATAGCCGGTGATATTGAAAACTTTAATCAAATGCAAAGAGAACAACAATCTGCAGAAAGAAACAACTAAAACTGTAAAAGATGCAATCAACTCAGCAAAATATAAATTAATTTTTTTGGCTTAAATGTTTGAAAATTGAAAAAAATAGTTTATATTATATATGTGCACGGTGCACAAAATGTTTATTTATAAAATTTAAATTTAAAAAAAATGTCGTACTTTAATCACTCTTTTTCCAAAGCATTTGTTGTAAATAGCTTTGCCGCTGCTGGTACAAAAACATCAGCTTTTACTCCTGGACAGTTTGAACTTGTAAATGGTAACACATGGGCATCTATTGCTGCATCTGGTGCTGGCACAATTCCAACTGGTATTTTGTTTTATCTTGTTCAAGGTAGTTTTCATACCCAAGATAATATTGGTAACAATCCTGGTCATGGCGGGTACACAGAATCCGTTAAGTCTAAGGGTATTAATCCAAGATATGTGAGCCGGTTGTATTCTTCTGACTGTGTAACTGCTACTGCAGCAACTACAAAAATTGAAGTTGGACCTACTTGTGCTCCATGTGGATCAAATTTGTTTTTGCGTTTAGATGTCAAAGGCGCTCCAGCATTGAGATTTTTGAATCATAATGCTTATGCAATTGGTGATAGTTCTGGAAGTTCTGCAGTAAATGTTGTACCTGGTAATTGCTGTGCAATTGACCAAGAATATCTTGATCCTGCTGTTGCTTTGGCAAAAGCTGCTGCTATGCTGTTGGAAGATCCTATCATCAAGCCTTTTGTAATTGAAAAACCAGGCGGTGGAATGACTGTAAAAGTTGGTGCCGCAGCTGCTGTTACTTACACTATTCAACAAGTTTTGGGGTTGGCTTCTTCTGGAAACTATACTCCTTCTGCAGATCCAGTTACTGCTAACATTGTTGCTTCTGTTACTTTCCAAGGTGCTTATGTTGATACTAAGTTTGGTAATTGTTCTTTTGACACTCGTGATTATTATGGTAAAGAGCCTGTTCAGTTGATTGGTTCAATCTTGAATGAAACCGGTGATCCTTGCAATACATGTGGTGTTGTAACTACAACTGCTGGAACAATGCAGCAAACTTCCGGTGAAACTGTTTTGAGAGATGTTCTTCTCACTGAATCTTACATGCAATCTCCTTATAATCAAGGAAACCCAGATTCAGCACGTATTCGTCAAATTGAGGGTTCTGATGATATTCTTGCTGCAATTGATCGTGATGCCTTGTACAAAGTTTATTACATTCAGCATAGCATTCCAAGGTTGAATAATCCTACTAGCACTTTTGATAATGATCAATATGTGTACAAGATTTATGTGAAGTGTAGTGAAACTGCAACAATTACTGCAATGGATACATTGATGGGTAAAATTGCAACTGTTTGTGGAGCATCTGGTAACCCAATTACTTTTGAAACAAACATAGATTAGTAAAATGTAAAATTAGAAAAAAAGGTGAGAATTTACTCACCTTTTTTTTTGATTTATCTTTTTTTTTCATTATATTATAATTGTAATAATCTATTAAATGTCTAGTAAGCACATCTTAAGCTTAGAAGTTCCTACAGTAGCTAACTGTGAAATTTTGTCTATAAGAGATACTAGTACGTATTCTAATTTATTACCTATAGATTGTACACAAGTTTTAATTACTTTACCAGGATTTACGTCTTCAATTTTAGTTCAAACAACTCCGGGGTTTTTTATAAACTTAAACGCTTGTGATTTAGGAATACAAACCACGGGTTGTAATGAGCAAAGAGCACCATTATCAGATGGTGTTTATGTGATAAGATATAGCGTTGCTCCAAATGATAAAGTGTATGTTGAATACAATCATTTAAGAATTACAAATATTTTAAATGCTTATTACAAAACTCTTTGCTGCCTTGATCTTAATAATTGTGAACCATTTTCTGATAAAGCTGATTTGATTAAAGAATTACAATACATTAAAACTGTAATAGATGGGGCCGTTGCTAATGTTGAATATTGCAGCAGCCCATCTAAAGGTATGGATATGTATAATTATGCTCTTAAAAGGTTAGATAAAATAATTTGCAAAAGCTGCGGCTGTAAATAAAAACTATGAATTGTAAACATTGCGAAAAAGGTTTTTCTTGCGGTTGCCAGAAGGCAACTGCTCAAGATGGAAGTCTTGTTCATAAGACTTGTTTATCTGATTATGAAAAAAGCAAAAAGAAATAAAATGAGTGCAAAGACAATACAAACAGAAAAAAATTTTGGAGAGGCTGTTTACAGGAGCTTCAAAGAAAAGAAGTATGGTATTGCCTCATGCTGTTATATTGATTTAGAAAAATTAAAAGTTAAAAAGCAAATTTGTGATTGGCAAGATATTTCACCTTGTGAGTCAAGTTGTTCCGGCGGTGTTCCAAACATTGTAAATGTGGGACTTGTTGGAACAAGTGTGGTTAATACAGCATGCACAGATGAAACCTGCCCTCAAGTCACAGTATGTCCTGACAATAAAGTTTTAATTAACATTTTAAATCAATTAAACGTTATACAAGATGAAATACAAAACATAAAACCAGATTCTTTTGTTTTTACACAACCTACACCATCAGCGCTTTGGACTATAGTTCATAACTTAGATAAATATCCAAATGTAGCAATAGAAGATTTATCTGGTGATGATATTATGGCACAAATATCTTATGTAAATTTAAACACTATAACAATAACATTTATAATCCCAATGGCAGGAACTGCCTATTTATCTTAAACTTTCAAATAAAAAATTATGTCACTAAGAATTTTATCGCATATTCAGTCGTTTGATATTGATATGCAAAAGAACAAACTGCAGAATGCAGTGGTTGATCCTTTAGCTAGCGCCCCAGCCTCACCAGTAGCAGGTCAGATTTATTACAATAATGTTAGTAATGACCTGTTCTTTTATAATGGTACTACTTGGGTTAGTTCTGCTGGTGTTACAAGTATTACAGCGGGTAATGGTATTAGTGTAAGTGGAACTAGTACGGTTACAGTTACTAATGCTACTGTAGGTTATGCGTCTACTGCCAAATCAGGTACTGCTGTTACTCTTACTTCGGCTAGTGCAAGTAGGCAAGTTTTTACTGGAACTGCAACCCAAGCTCTTACATTACCATCTATTGCTACATTATATGTAGGTTGGTCTGTTGCTATTATTAATGACAACTCACAAGGCGATGTGAACGTTAGTGCTGTTGGTCCTATATCACTTGGACCGGTAGCTGGAGGCCAAATAGTCAGATTTGTTTGTACTACAACTACTGGCGCTGAAAATGAAGGATGGAATATTTTGTATGAGGGGAGTTACTCAGCTACGGGAAGTGACGCGTTGGTTTATTCCAATAGTCCTGTTCTTACAACTCCGAATCTTGGTACACCTAGTAATGTAATTTTGACAAACGGTACAAATTTACCTATTGTTGGCGGAACAACTGGTACTTTAACTGTAGCTCGTGGTGGTACTGGTCAAACCTCTTTTACAGCAAATGGTATTTTATATGGCAGTGCTGGCAATGCTTTGTCAGTAACTGCAGCTGGTTCACAACATCAGGTTTTGTTAGCGGGTGCTGGTGGAGTACCTGCGTTTGGTGCGCTTAACCTTAGTCAAGGAGCCGCAGTAACAGGCACTTTACCTGTAGCCAGCGGTGGTACTGGAACTAATTCGGGTTCTATTACGGGTACTGGCGCTCTTACATTTACTTCTGCGGCTGGAAACAACAATGTGAACTTAGTTCCTACTGGAACAGGTTCTGTTGATGTTGCTTCTAAAAAGATTACTAACGTTGCTGACCCTACCGCTGCCACTGATGCTGCTAATAAACAATATGTTGACGGTGTTGCCCAAGGTCTTGATGTTAAAGCTTCTGTAAAAGCTGCCACTACGGCAAATATAGCTGGTACTTATGCTAACGGATCCTCAGGAGTTGGTGCAACTTTGACTGTTACTTTCCAAGGTGCTTTGAGTATTGATGGTGTTTCTGTTAATACTATAGGTGACCGTCTATTAGTTAAAGATCAAAGTACTGCAGCTCAAAATGGTATTTATACAGTTACCACTGTTGGTGGTCCTGGTGTAAGTCCAGTACTTACACGTGCTACTGACTTTGATGTGAATACTGAGATTCCCGGTGCATTTACATTTGTTGAGACAGGTACCACTAATCAAGATAGAGGTTTTGTTTGTACAACAGATGCTGGTGCTACTATAGGTACTACAAATATTACTTTTGTTCAGTTTAGTTCTGCTGGTTCATTTACAGCTGGAACTGGTATTGATATTACTAGTAATACTATTTCGCTTGCCACAGGTAATGTTTTGTCTTTGCATAATCTTGCCGCAAATGGTTTTGTTGTCAGGAACGGAAATGGCACTGTTACAAATAGGACTATTGCGGGCACTGGTAGTGCCCCTACTAGCCAAGGTGCCGGATATGGTGGTGGTATTACTGTTAGTAATGGCGATGGTGTTAGTGGTAACCCAACTATTGCTCTTAAATCATTTAGTGCCCAAGGCCCGTCTAGTACTGCAAATAGTTGGTCTGTTACTCATAACTTGAATAGTGAGAATCTTATTGTTACTCTTAGAGAAGCTGGAGCTGGAAAAGAGTTAGTTCTTGCGGACACTGTTTTTACTGATAATAATTCTCTCTCATTTAGTTTTGCTGCTAGCCAAAATGCTAATACCCTTAGGGTTAGTATTCTTAGGGTTGACTAATATTCTAATATTTTATAAAACAGGTACTTTTTTTAAGGTACCTGTTTTATATTTACATTAAAATTATATATGCCTCTTAGAATCCTTTCTAGTGCTGATTTTTCTGGTCTATTGATTGCACCAGCTTGTACTACTAGTAATGCATCTATTAGACTTCCACATGGCACTGCTCCCAGTGGACCTGCGGATGGTGACATGTGGACTACTAGTACAGGACTGTTTGTAAGAATTAATGGCGTTACAGTTGGACCACTTGGAACCGGTGGTGGTGGTGGTAGTGGAACTGTCACCAGCATTACAGCAGGCACAGGACTTACCGGAGGCACAATCACTACGTCTGGCACAATTGCTATTGACCAGGCAGCGCAGATTGTTTCCACCAAAGCAAATGACACTGCTACAGGAGGTGGTCAGCTTTATCTGAACGGTGCTACAGGCAACAGGATTGACTTTAACGCAAACGGTGCAGGTGCGCCAACGGTTACTACAAGAAGTGTAGGAACCAAACTAGTTCTAAATCCTTCTGTAAGTGCCAGTGCAGTAGATACAGCCATTGGGTTTAGTTCTGACAGCGGTGTGCCCAGCTTGTGGTTTTCCATACCTAGCAGCAGTACTTCTGGTACGTTTCGCTGGTACACAGGTGCCACAGAAAGGATTCGCGTTGACCAGGCAGGTCAAATCAGGTTTACTGCAGGAACTGTATCTGCACCTGTTATCTCAGCGGGTCTGAGTAGCTCTGACACCAATACTGGAATCTATTTTCCCGCGGCAGATACCATTGGATTTGTGGAAGGTGGTGTAGAGGCAATGCGGATAGACTCTAATGGCAGGATCAATGTGCTTGCAGGAACTGCTGCATTACCTGCCATCAGTGCGGGGCTGAACAGCTCTGACACAAACACTGGTATTTACTTTCCTGCAGCTGACAGCATCAGCATAGCAACGGCAGGTGTTGAAAGAATGAACATCAACAGCAGCGGTGTACCTACGTTTACCTATGCTGATAATACATTTCAGGGTGTCAACATCAGAAACACATCCAACACTTCTAATGCACTCAATGGACTGACTATATATGACGCTGCCAACAGTGCCATGGGTCAGATTAACTACGTCAATGCAATCTATGCTAACTCCTCTCTTCAGGACACATTTCTAATTAATTCTGTTGGCGATCGCAAGCTTGGTTTTATTGCCAACAGCACCGGTAGTGCTGGTGGAAATTCTGATATTTTTTTTCAGGCAGGATCTACTACAGCTGGCAGGATTATCTACATCTCTGGCATAGATGGTGTTATAAGTGTAGGAATGGGCGCTTCAGAAGCTTCAAACACCAGGATGCAGATCAGAGGGATAGGAGCTACATCGTCAACAGCTACCTTGAGAGTAGAAAACTCTGCAGGTACAGAAGCTCTGACAGTCATGGACGATGGTCAGATCAGAGTACGCGCTGGTACAGTTAGTTTACCTTCTATTTCTGCAGGTCTTAACAGCTCTGATACGAACACTGGAATTTATTTTCCTGCTACAGACGCCATTGCACTTGCAACCAACGGCACCAGAAGA